ATGAGTGCCCTCGGACGGATCAGAAAGGACATGCGGCCAGCAACCAGGATCGCACCGCCCTCCCCTTCCAAGATCGACACCTTTGTCGCTGAGTTGATCGAGGAGGTCCGCGCAGAGGAAGGCGCCACGACCAAGGTGCCGCCTCACCCGCAAAAATATCCCAAGCACGATAATCCCGAGAAGGGCTCAGTCTTCGGTGGTATCTGCAACCGGACTGCCTGCAATGACTTCCCTGCCCTCTTTTACAACAAGGGCACCTTCGGCTACTACTGCGTGCCATGCGGTCGAGCTATCAACGGCCGTGATCCGAAGCCGTTGTGTGAGCGCGTCGATCATGACCTCTCTCACGAAGAAATGAACGAGAGGTATCGGTCGCAATGGGCCAGGTCGAAATAGCGCTTATCCCCGCGGATGAAGAGCCGCACTTTAAAGAGCCTGAACGCCAAAGCGCGCTCATGGCTTTTAATGAGGAAATGAAAAGGCACGGCGTAAAACTAGAGCCTTTCGTTTATATGCAGAAAAGCTTTGATGGTCCCGGTTCATGGCAGACGGGCATGTTCCTGTTGGACATCGGCAAAGAGGCAGCGCCATACTTTTCGAACATCATTACAGGTTTACTCGGATATCTGGCTGCGAAGAAGGGCAGAAAGGTCAAGGTGAAAGTAGGCAACACCGAGATCGAGGCAGGATCACCGGAGGAGGTGAAAGCTCTGCTCCAGATCCTAAAAGATCACAGCAGCAAATCGTAAGCTAGGAGGCCAAGATGCCCAAATACCGCATCACCACCACAATGATCCTGGAAGCTGACGACGAGAAGCAGGCTGCGATGAAGACCTTCGCCCTGCACGATACCATGACGCCCGAAGATTATGTGGTCTACGGCGAAGATGAGATCATCGGGACAGACGTCTTCCTGGAACAGGACAACAAGGAAGAGGCTCGCCGGGCATACGCTGCAGGCGAATATTTCGAAGAGGTCGATATCTCGCAGGTCAAGCTGTGACCTGCTCCCATATATGGGTAGAGATAGGCGGGACCAACGCAGGGTGCGACGAAAATTGCATCTGCTCGGTCCCGGTCTTCGCATGTCGGCTCTGTGGTGACTCTGACTATGGCGATAATATCTACGCCAGGAGCCGGATTCAGAACTGCAGGCAGCATGAGGCCAGGCAGGCCCAAAGACACCACTATGCAAACAACCCGGCCTATGGAGCTTTCTAGCTAGGTAGCTATAGAGCTAACCATGCGCGCGGGATCCGCCCATCACGGTTTAGGCAGAGACCGGTTTACGGGCACGGCCTTCTCGATAGACCTTGGCGAAACAATGGGGCGAATGCGCCGGCCACATACACACCGAAAGGTCTTCCCTATGCAGCTGCCGTCTGGTGGAAGGCTGGTCAGATCGAGCTCCACATGACGCTCACACGGGTCGCAATAGAGGTCCACCCTTAGACCCATAGCGATCATGCCGCCCCAGGTTCCGTTATTAAGCTTGGACATGAATAAATCCGGTGTAGAGTGGGTTATGCACAAGATGGTCTACCAGATAAGCTACAACAACGGAATTCCAACCCGGCCCATGACCGGCACCATGGATGACCTCGCCTACACTCTGACACAATATGGTATCGACAAGGACGACGCCCTTGCCGCGGCGTTAGCTTTGGACCTCATCCTGCAAGGGCACTCATCCTACAGTTTTCCGATCGATAACGTCACGATTCACGCCAGGCTACCAAAACCATAACGCGAGTTATGATTTACATACAACCTTCCATCATGACAAGGTTAAGCAAGGTTCGGCCAAGCCAGGCCCTCAAAACACATATCCCGCCCAGGCCAGAGGTAAACATCACGACAACGCCCAACCTTGTCGAACCTTTACATCAAGTTTACCTTATCTTGACAGATTAGCCCCGTTTCATCGATTTTCGGCAAATGTAAACATCGATGACAACGTTCTCCCTGGCTCGACAAATCGACAGAGAAGCTCACAGAAGCGTTCCGTCGTATAGAGATGAGCAGAGAGACACTCAACTACACCCATGTGCTCAGTGACTCTCTACGAGCTTTCCCAAAAACGCTGGCAAACCAGAACCAAAAACATATCCCGACAGAGACAGAGAGCTAGATAGGCAGATAGCTACCTAGATAGATACCCATATGAGGGAGAGCACCATAGAGAGACCCTACGTGTATGTCCCTAGAGAGAGGGTGCGTGTGTAGAGAGGAAGGTGTGCGTGTAAGGGAGAAAGTCGGTGAGCGTCCAGAGGAGGTAGGTTGCCGCGCCGCGGTTCTCCACGGACCAACGAGGCAATCCATCACCTCCCACCCCGACCCACGGCAATCCATGGACACGCACGCCGTTCTTACCCTGATTGCTCTCCATGATGCCCTGTGCGACACACGATTCATCAGTTTCGAGCGCTGTCACCCGGAGCGCTCTGCGAGGAGAAGTTAGACGCTCCCCGCTTTCTTCGTAGTTGCTGATGCCGGCGATCGGGTGTGAGCTGGACAATTAGGCGAGCTTGACCATGTGTCGGCTCGCCTTTCTTTTGGGTGCCTGATGCGGGGACGGGGAACGGGGCGCTTCGCATACGCCGGAAGCCTGACCCTTGGAGAACCGTGGGACGGCGGGTTCTCAACTCCCGGAACCTTATCCATTCCCGTCCGCATACCGTCTGTTACTTAAACCTTATACATACTGGTATAGGTATATAATATTTACGATGAACGGACGGGAATGAAACTTCCGGTTCCTCGTGATGGCGTCCTCTTCCCCTCTCCCAAGGTCTTCCGTGGCGCTCCATGGTTCCGGCTAAGGTTAGCGACGGGCCTCGGATCCCGCCCGCAGTAAAGCCTGCTCCTGCCCTTCCCTGTCCTCGATACACCCAAGATTTGCTTTGCTATTGTCTAATCATCGAAACGCACAAAGCTTTCGAATAACAAGCAACGCAAGAAGGACACACCATCATGACCAAGAAGAACGCAAAGAACACCGCAGTTTCTACCGAAGTTGCACCGCTCGACATGGCCCAATTCTTTGACGCCGCTGCAAACGCCGTCGCTGAGATGGGTGCAGAGGCTGAGGAGCTGGCTGCCAAGGAGAAAGCGGAAGCCGACGCGGCCGCTGAGCTCGCCGCCCTGGAAGCGGCCACGACCGATGCTGATGCCGGCCAGGCCACTGACGAAGAACCGGCCGGCCAGGATGAGGTCGAGCTCGAAGCCGTCGAGCATGTGCCCGGCGACCTGAAGACGCTCAAGACCAACTTCACGCCCGAAGAGAAGCAGGCGAAGAAGGACGAGATCGTCACCGAGTTCACCGAGCGCAAGGAATTCGAGAAGGCCCAGCCGGGTCTGTCCTCGAAGATGATCCCCAACCTCGAAGCCGAGGAGAAGAAGATGGCGACCATCGGCGCTGCCGGTATCTTCCTCGCCATGGACATCGATCCGTCCTTCATCAACCGCGAGGTCTCGACCGGCTCGAAGTTCAACGTCTACGCCCTGCAGAAGGTGAATGACCTGATCGTAGCACTCGACGGCGGGTTTATGCAGAACGCCATCAACCGCGCGATCGTCATGAGCCTGTTCAACTTCCGGGATGCCGGCGTTCCCTTCACGGGACAGGCTGCACTGTGCGCCGTGTCCGACAAGATCAAGGCTGACCGGGCGATCGCAAAGCATCTGGTTCGTCACACGGTCAGCGCCAACACCGCCTCGACCCAGAAGTCCTCGACGATGACCGCACTCAAGACGCTGGGCATCGTGACGAACAGCGGACCGCGCGGCCAGGAGGTGTGGACCTTGACCGACACGCCTGCAACGCGCCGCCTCGAAGAGGTTGTTCGCAAGGCTGCATAGCCACATAGCTACCTAGCTAGGGAAGGGCGCTTCGGCGCCTTTTCTTTTGGGCACATCTAAGGGCACGGGGTCGGGGAACGGCTTAGGATCAAGGGATCGACGGGATGCCTGCGGTTACGGCATAGGGGACGGGCTCCGCGGCCCGGCAGGAACAGGCCAGGCCCGGCCACCCTGCCCTCTCCCGGCCATCCTCGGCCACCCGTGGGAGACCGTGCATCACCGCGAGACACCCTGCTCCAGCATTTGCGAAGATCAATCATCGAAAACGCAATGGAGCATCACATGCACAACGACCGCACTCTCCTCGAAATCGTCACTGACAGCGCCAAGGATCTCGCCGGGCTTGCTGCCATAAGCCTGTTCATCCTGGCCGTCGTTCACATCGCCATCGCATACGCACCCGTCGTAAAGCCTGTGTAATCCTGTAGCTACGTAGCTATCTAGCTAGTAATCTAAAAATGCGCAGAACGAAGCGCGTAACAGCAACGAAAGAGCACAAAAATGTCCTACGTCACCGAAGTTTTCATGAACCGTCAGATCGCTCAAGCCGCTGTGTCTCTCGACATCGTGCAAGCAGCACAGAACCACAAGCTGCCTGCTGACAGCAAGAAGCACGCAATCCTCGCCCGCGTCTTGAAAGAGCACGCCGATCGCTTTCAGCAGCTCGCCGCACAGCAGACCGTCATGTCGCCTGACGAGTTCTTCAAGCGCGCAATCGAGCGTGTCCGCGAGATCCGTGCAGAAGCTGCCATTCTCGCCACCCAGCGCCGCGAGAAGCGTGAGCGTGACGAAGCCGAGCGTGCCCATATCTTGAATATGATGGGCGCGACAGCAGCCGCTTAACGATTGACGCCTAGCGACAACCGCAGTGCTTCGGTGCTGCGGTTGTTTGTGGGCGTGCCGGGAGGTTACGGGGTTGGGGAACGGCTTAGGGTCTAGGGACCGCCCGTATGGCGGGAGGGCGCGGGCACGGAAGGGGCCCGCCGAACCCTGTGACAGGGTTCGGCTTAGGCGCAAGCGGTCAGAGGAGGGCAAGGGCAGCCACGGAGCGCCATGTGGGTCCAAGGACACTCGCCAACGCAAAAGACTCGCTAGGGACGATCCTGGCGAGTTTGCGGAATGGCAGCTATGTGGCTATATGGCTAGACCCGCGCGGGAGGCGCCCGCGGTCAGTTGCTAATTGAGTGAGCGCTTATTCGCGCTCACTCTTGTTTAGCTTTTGCTTATGCAGCTTCGCTTTCTGTTTCGTCGCTTTCTTCGATCTCGACTTTCGTTGCATCGATTTTGAACGCATCGCAGAGAGCTTGCGCAAGCGTCGTCAGATTGACGCTATACGCGTTTTTCATGTCTGCGCGTGCTTCGATGATGTTGAGCGTCAAAAGCGCGTCACGCGACGTTTGTGTCTGCGCTTGCACTGTTTCAGACGTCTGAATGAGATTGCGAACGTAAACGACGTGCTTAACGCTATCATCGACTGTCAAATCGCGCGAAATGCTCGCTTCGATCATGTTCTGTGTCAGTGCGATATCGTGCTTGTAGCAGTTGATCGCAGTGCGAAAGATTGCATACGTGTTTTCATTCAAGTCTTTCGCATTCAAAGCGATAGCTTGCGATGCAAACTTGACGACTTTTTCACAAGCGTAGATAGCGCGTGTAAAGCGTTCTGCGTCTACGTTTGCATCTTTAAGCATAGATGCAAGCTTTTCGTTAGCAAGCATGTTAGAAAGCTTGCGCATCTTCTTTTCGTTAGACGCGCTGCAATTGTTATCAAGTGCAGTTGCGAGACGTGCGACGATTGCAGAGTGATATACGTTAGACATTGTGTTTCTCTTTCTTCATTAGAGCGTTGCGTTACTCGAAACGTTGCGTTTTGCTTTGTTCGTTTCGATGATTAGACTTTATCGAAGTCTTAGATCGGAACAAGCGACGTGATGGGGATGCCTTCCGCACTGGCGACGTTCCGGCGAATGTAACCTCCCATACCTAGCCAGATAGCCAGATAGCTACCAGTCTAGACCGCTACCGGGGCAGATGTCCGGTGCTCCTATCCTCCTCTACCGACGCGTGGTATGACGCCAGGAGGGTTGGGAACTGCCAGACATGAAGAAGACACACATCAGACCGTGGCCGCGGAATGACGAGCGGAAGAACCGTGAGGAGCTCCTAAGGGAGAAGCGCCGAAGCCGCCTAGGCGAACATCTAATGATCGCAGCGACTGTTCTCTCGGCGATTGCGACCGCCGGCACAGGGACAATTGCGTTGATGCAGTATCGGACGATGGAACGAGCAATCAACTCCCCGAACAAGAATGAAAGCTTCCAGGAATTGCTGCGAGGACTAAGCGAAGCATGTGTCGCAGCGCAACCATTCCGGAGCTGGCTTATCTCGCTCAACATCGACAAGGATTCATATCCTAGCGATAAGGACTTTGATGGTCTGGATACCCCGGTTCGAAGATTGCACACCGCGTTTGACGCCTTTAAAGTCTGGCTTGAAGCAGACAAAAGGGTTGAGATACTCGCAATAGAATACGCGTTCACCTCCTCCTTCGACACTTTGCTCCTGCGCAGCGTCTTCGGCTCGAAAAAGCAGTTCACAGCCGATCATGCATTTCGCATTCTTCAAGTGTGCACGACCGGGTCCAACCAGATTATCTCCTGGTTCCACGACGGTCGACAGATCGACTTTAGTCCGTATCTGATCTCGAAAGTGACACCATCTTCACTCGGCGAAGGCCCATAAGCTAAATAGCTAGATAGCTAATTGTAAGTAAGTGTTTACTTATTTACGGTGGAGTGGTATGGATCTAGTGTGCTTACGCGGGATAGCTCAGTTGGTAGAGCGCTGGACTCATAATCCAGGTGTCGTCGGTTCAAGTCCGGCTCCCGCAACCAGCATTGGATCGTAGCTCAGTTGGTAGAGCGCCTCACTGTTAATGAGGTGGTCGCAGGATCGAAGCCTGCCGATCCAGCCAGTTTCATAGGACCGCAGGCTGGGCATGAGTGAGCCCATCTGGCTGTAAACCAGACGCCTTAGCGCTGTGGGAGTGCGAATTCTCTCCCTGCGGACCAGTTCAATCGGGGTGTGTAGCTCAGTGGTAGAGCACCGGTCTCCAAAACCGCAGACGAGGGTTCGATTCCCTACTCACTCGCCAGCTTCGAGAGCTTCATGACCCACGATCCCTCCCAGATCCATTCCGACGCGCTCCAGCAGCGCGACGCCGAGAAGTCCGACGTTCATCAGGTAGCTACCGAGCTATCTAGCCAGATGGCTGCATCTCCCATCGCCGGACACTCTGGCTTGCCTGTCGTCGGCTACGACAAGAAGGTCGAGCAGTGGAAGATCGACATGGTCAACGAGAACAAGGTTCTCGAAGAGAAGGTTCTGCGCCGCGTCGACGCCCATGTCCGCAATCGTGGCAGCCAGGAGATCGATCAGGCTTCTGTGCAGATCGCGCGCCGTCACGTCGAAGACGCCTTCTACCGCCTCAACCGGGCCATTATGCAGCCGAAGCGCATCACCGGAGACCTTTCCTAATGTCCGTTATCGTCTACGACGCAAAGCGTCAGCTCATGGCCGCCGATACCCGTGCTTATTCGGGATCTTCGCATCCGATTGGAAACAAGATGAAGATCCACCGTCTCTGGGATGGCTCGCTCCTCGGCATGTCCTCGGCCCAGCCCGGCGCTCCGGAAGCATTCAAGGCTTGGATCGACCGTGGTGAGAAACTCGATGACTACGCCCCGAGCGACATCGATATCGAAGCGCTCCTGGTAAAGCCGAACGGCGAAGTCTTCCTCTACAGCGACGGATACTATCGCGCTGGCCCGCTCGTAGGTGACGTGTTTACGGTCGGCTCGGGCAAGAAGTATGCACTTGGCGCCTGGCATGCTCTCCAGGACGCAGTGCAGGCCGTCGAGGTGGCAATCGCGTGCGACACTATGTGCGGTGGCCCTGTCGCTGCTTTGCCGCTTCACGAGCCTCGCACGTCCGATCAGCCGCAGGAACAGCTCCCGCTGGATCTATCGGGTTTCTCGACCGGAGCCACCCTCTCCTCGACGCCTGTAGCTCAGTAGCTACCTAGCCAGAAAGCTTTCCAGCTATGCCGCACGTTTTCCATCTCCTCAATCTGATCCTCGGCTTCATCCTCGTGGCCGCAGTCATCGCATACGCCGCGATCATCATTCCGATCGTGCTGGCCTGTGTGGCCGGCTTCTGTCTCGCCCTTTGGCTCTACGCCCATGTGGTCGACGGCGTCTATTATCTCAGCCGCAGGGTCCAGCGCTGGTTCTCCAGCCGCAGCTAAACAGTAAGGCCGGGCATTGACCCGGCCTTTTCGTCTATCTGGCTATGTGGCTTGGTAGCTACTTGGCTTTTTCCCGCTCGGCCTTCTCCCAAGTCGCGAAGCATTCCATCAGGAACTCCTTCATATCGAGTCCTCGCGAAACCGCGGTCATCTTGAAACGCGTGTGCCAATCCCGCGGCATGTTGAAAGTCATGCCGACGAGTTTCTCGGCCTTCATGTTGTTTGCGGCCTCGGCCCTTTCCTCAGTTGCGGACGGCGCCAGGAACGACGACTGCTTTCTGGGAGGAGGGGGCGGGGTTGCGCGTGTTTTTGCTTCGGCCGTCATGCTGCCTCCTGCGACTTGCTCACTACATCAACGATCTCGGCTGCGACGAGGTCAGCTATCTCCTCCAGGCGCGCCGTGTTTAGTCCATGGACTTCGGAGAGCGCATAGCCGTGGTTCTGACACTTCATGTAAGAGTGTTTCAGCTCCAGCGTCTGGTGCGCCACCCGGAACTCCGACAGATATTCTCTGGCCTCTGAGACCGCGAGCTTCGAGTCTGTCACCTTGGAAAGAACGAAAATGATCTTGTCGCGGTTCACACCCTTGGCCACGAGTTCTTTGGCGAACGCAAGCGACGGCTCAAGGTCGAAAATCGACAACCCGGTCGGGAGCACGATTGCATCTGCCAGTCGGGCGATGTCGAGAGAGGTCTGGTCAGAGTCTGGCCGGCCGTCGGCGACCACGAGATTGCTATCCTCGCGGGGCAGGGCGCTTGGCATGTGATAAGCCTCGGCGGGAACCTTCGGCTCGATGCCAGATTTTTCCCTGGTGCGCGACCATTTAACCGATGTGAGCTGGGTCAGGTTGAAATCGGCGATCATGACAGACCACCCGGCGACGGCATAAGTCCTGGCGATCAGATGGGCGAGGGTGGACTTGCCAACTCCACCCTTCTGCGACAGGCAGGCTATGATCAGGTCAGCCATATGTCTATGTCCCTATGTAGCTATCTAAATGGATGGCTACAGGGCTACCTGATTCAGGTTAACAGAGTCTATAGCTAAGACCGGACGTTGAGACGAATTCCGCTGCTGAGGGTGATCTGACCCGTAGAAATAGGTCCCATATTCGCGCTGAGTGCGCTCAAGCGGGCCACGTTCAAGTCCTGGTAGAACAGCGGATCACGCTCTCCGTCGGCCGGCTCGAACCAGTCGTAATCGAAAATCTCCTCAAGCAGGCTAAGCGTGACCCGGATGATCTTGTATTGAAAGACCGTCGCGTCCCACTGGAAATCAGTGAATTCCTCGCAGTCGGAACGCCGCACGTCATAGCGCGCCAAGGCCGCATCAACAAAGCCCTCGCCTTCGTTCTTGATCTGGAGATTGTCAATCGAGACGCGGATGACATCGAGCGGCAGAGCAATCCTCTCGACCCTGAGCGGGGGAGCAGGATCGACAGCGGATCGATAGCCCGTCGAAGCGGGCACTACCGGAATGTTCATCCGGATCTCGCGCATTCCAGGGGAAGGGGTGCCAACCTTGGCATCCCCAACCTTGCGGTTCTTGAACCACACCTGCATGGTCAGTGCGCCCGGCCGATGACTTCGACCAGCTTGCCCATCAGATCCTTGCGCGCTTCGTCCTTCGACAGGCCGCGAGACAGACCGTCGTTGAGGATCTGGTAATGGGCATATTCGGGGTTATAGCGGTCGAACTCGTAAGGGGAGGGGCCAACGTCCGGATTGACGATCTCAAGGATCAGCGCACCGCGGTCACGCCAATACTTACCCTGTTCACGACGAACAGAGCCGAAGGTCGCGGACTGCCCCTTCGGCAATGCGTTGTGGCTCATGATCGGGATGATGTCGCCACCGAACTTCTCTTCGAAGGCATTGCCGATCTCGCCCAAGATCTCGCGCACGGTCCACTCGCGACCGTTGAGCGTGACCTTTTCGAGCTTGCCTTCCTGCGTGAACACCTGCTCGGGCGTCAGGCCGAAATAGTTGATGGCGATCATGCGCAGCGGACGGCCGTCGTCGGCGATCTCGTGGCCGTAGACCTCATTGATGATCTCGGCAGCAGTCGTCTTGCCGCTGGTCGGATGCCCGCAAAGGCCAATGATCTTGGGAATGCTCATGTAAGCTGTCTCCGGTTCTAAGTAAGCACTTACTTACTTATAGCGAAGCAGCAGGGCAATTGCGCAAATAGCTATCGGTCTAGGTAGCTATCTAGGCAAATAGCTGTTCCTCGTCGTCGTCAGAGGCCAGCATCGATAGACGCATGGACAAGGAGCGCACCTTGCGTTCCAGTTCCCAGACCTCCTCCTGCAGCCGACGGTTCTCGGCGTGCAGGTAGTCTGCGGACAGAATAGAATGTCCGCGCTCGTTGAAGAAGTGGATCGGGTTGACGTTCATGCTGCGATGGCCTTCCGCTCGAAGATTTCCCACGGGAGGTTATCGTTGGCACCCAGGATGCCCTCAACGAAGCCAGGCGTAGCCCGGACAATGCCTTCGCGCTTCCTGGCATGGTCGCGCAGCGTGTTGTTGAGGTTGATCGAGTAGTCCACGATGAACGTCACGTTCGGTCCCTTCTTCTTATAGCGCAAACCGCGACCGATACGCTGACGAAGTTCGACCTCGGCCTTCATTCCGCCTGCAAGCTGCACTAGACCGATCGCCGGGCAGTCGACACCAACGTCGAGGATCTTGGTGCCGATCACGAAATCGATGGTGCCAGCCGCAAGCTCTGCCAGCTTGGCCTTGCGCACCTTCTGATCGTCGTCGCCGCGCAGGAAGACGCCCTTCAAGCCGAGCCTCGAATAGAGATCGAGGATATTATCGCCGGCCTCGGTGCGCGCAACCAGCGTCAGCACCGGGAGCCCGTAGGTCTTTGCCATCAGCGCATCCTCGGCCATCGCCTTGTGGAGAGGGGAGGTCTCCTTGACGTAGCCCAGCGTGTAGGCGCGTTCGAACGGCGAGGACTTGTGCAGACCCTTCGGCGCCTCGATGTCGCGGAACTTGAAATAGGGCTTGGCGAGAATGCCGCGCTCGATGAGGAGCGACTCCGGAATGTCGATCAGGATCGGGCCGAAGGCTGCCATCAGGCGCATATTATCGGCTGCAGAGTCCTTCATGAAGGGCGTTGCCGTCAGTGCAACCCGGATCGTGGCATTCTTGCAGTGACGCAGGATCTCGTAGTAGCTGGTGCCGCCCGCCTCGTGGGCTTCTTCGCCGATCACGACCTCAACCAGGGACAGGAACTTGATGATCGCGTCCCGGCGCTTGGTCTTCCTGTCGAACTTGATCTGGGCAAGCTCCTTGATCTGCTCGCGGGTCATCTCCGCATTGCCCTTCTTGGACAGGTGCTGGGACTTCACGACAGCGCGGATCTCGGCGTTGATGTCGGGCACTTCCAACGCCTGGACAAGCGTCTGCACCATGCCGAGGTTCACACCGCGCACGAACTTCATTTCGCCGTCGCCGATCTGCCCGGTGTTGAGCCCGATCTCCTGGAGCTGATCGTCCATCTGGTAGAGCAGGATGCCGCGCGTGGTCAGGAACAGCGTCATGCGCCGGTAGCGCGCCATGATGATCTTGGCGATCTTTGACTTGCCACCGCCCGTTGCTACACGAATGATGCCGGCGCCGTGCTTTTCGACCTGGCGCAGCGCCTTCATCTGATAATCGTAGTTCGGATTATCATTGCCGAACTCATCAACGATCGGGTTCTCGGGCCCAAGCGGCTCAGCGTGCGGCTTGAACACCTCGTAGACCGTGTGGCCGATCTTCTCCAGTTCCGACTTGACCAGGTAGGCGAAGCCGGCCGGATAGGTATTCTTGGTGATCGAGAAGAAGCTTGCGGTGCCAGAAAAACCGAGACCGCCCTCGACCTGATAAGACAGGAGATTGTTGACGAAGTTCTTCACTTCCTTCGTCGGTTCCCGGAGCTGGGCGACGACTGCGTTGCGGGCGATCGTAACGACGGCCATTATTCTTCCTTCAAAGCTTGCCTCGTGAGGCATTTGGCATTAAGTAAGTAAGCACTTACTTAGTTGGAACCGTCCTTATGCGCAAGATTGAATATCTGACTGTCGCTGTCGATCAGTTGCGGAAGAACCCCTGGAACACCAACAAGGTCTCTCCCGAAAACGAACTCAAGATCCGCGAGAGCCTCAATCGCAATGGCATGTTCAAGCCGATTGTCGTTCGCGAAGTCCCTGGTGTGCCGGGCTATGAGATCCTGGGCGGCGAGCATCGCTGGGAACAGGCGATCGAACTTGGCGAGTCTGAGGTGCCGGTCGCCAACCTCGGCGTCATCTCTGAGAAGCAGGCCAAGGAAATCGGTCTGATCGACAACGCGCGGTATGGAGCCGACGATACCCTGGGGTTGGCTGATCTTCTGAAGGAGATCGGTGACGTTCCTGAATTGCAAAGCTTTCTCCCTTACGGCCAGGCCGATATTGACGCTATTTTCTCTGCGTCAGTTATAGCGCTGGACGACTTGGAGATTGACGAAAGCTTCGAAAAGTCGGCTGAAACGGACGTGGAACTTGCGCCTGCTCCGAAGGTCGCCAAGACCCATGCGCAGATGCGCTTCAAGGTGACGATCGCAGACGCCGAACGCCTCACCGCTCTCATCGCCAAGACCCAGAAGGACCACGGCTACAAGACCGAGGACGATCTGACGAACGCCGGCGATGCTCTCATCCACCTTCTCGCTGACCAGCTCCGGCAGGTTGCCGCGCCCGCAAGCGGGGATCTCGACACCATGCTCGATGCAGCCCTGGCTGCCAACCCGGAAGACCTCTGATGTCCGAACACGCAATCGAAATTGTCGATATCACCTGGCTCAAGGAATACGAGGCCAACGCCAAGAAGCACCCTGACGACCAGGTTGAGGCGCTGGCAAAGTCGATCCAGAAGTTCGGTTGGACCTCGCCCATCATCGTCTGGAAGGACGGCACGATCATCGCCGGCCACGGTCGTCGCAAGGGCGCGCTCAAGCTTGGCCTTAAGAAGGTGCCGGTCATTGTTCGTCGTGACCTGACCAAGGCCCAGGCCGACGCTCTGCGTCTGGCCGACAACCGGGTCGCCGGCACGGAATATGACCAGGCCGCGATCCAGATCGAACTGCAGCGCCTGGCTGACGAACTCGACGGCTCGTTTGAGCTGTCCGACCTCGGCTTTACCGACAAGGAGCTCGACTTCTCGCTCTCGGAGCTCGGCGACATCGACGACAGCCTCTTCGTGGATGACATCTCCGGCGCCGTCGAGATCCAGAAGGAGGAGAACAAGGCCAAGGTTGAGGCGGTAGACGACACGGCCGCTCCCGTTGGCGACGCCCTCGGCTTCAAGCGCGTCACGATCGAGGAAAGTCGCAAGCTCAAGGGCCTGATGGCGCAGATCGAGGCCCGCTCCGGCAAGAAGGGCGTGCAGGCGCTGATCTATACCCTCTCGGCTGTCGTTGAAGGTAAGTAAGGGCTTACATATGTCCAATATCATCTCGATTTCCACCCGCAAGCCTTGGCACGAGGAACAGCAGGAGAAGCGGCGTGCGCGCCGCGCGGAGTCACGCAGGAAGCGCAAGGAGGCAAACGAGGCCAAGGCAGATCACAAGGCCATGCAGCTCCTGATGCTCGACGAGATCCGTAAGCTGGTCGAGGAGGACAAGTTCGAGGGCCTGGTCATCTTCGGCCGCGATCCGAAGACCAAGGCATTCTTCAATGATTTCGTCCTGGACGTGACCACGGTCCCGCTCAACGACTACTTCGCCTATGCCGGCGTCATGCAGACGGTCGCGGGCGAGCTAATGGATTGCGCAACGATGGCGCCGGCTCTCATGTCCGATGGCTCTATCCAGGATCCATACCTTGAGCCGACCGATGTCATCTACCTCGAAGGAGATGACATCGAATGACCACCTACACGATCACCCGCAAGTTCAACACGTCCGTCGATCGCACGCCGCGCGTGCTGGAGATCGCAGAGGCATTCGGCCTCGGGCTCTCCGACAAGGAGTTCGTCGTCTATGACGCCCTCAAGATCGATATCGACCAGGGCGATGTCGTCTACATCAAGGGTCAGTCCGGCTCGGGCAAGTCGCTGCTGCTCAAGGATCTGACCGCCCAGATGTCTGCAGGCGGCCTCAAGGTCGCCGACCTGAACAAGGTGGAGCTCGAAGAGAGGCCCGTGATCGAGCTTGTCGGCCGCACCACGGTCGAGGCTACCGATCTGCTCGCCAAGGCCGGCATCTCCGACGCCTACATCTACCTGCGCAAGCCCTCGGAGCTGTCGGACGGACAGCGCTACCGCTTGAAGCTCGCGATCCTGATGGCATCCGACGCCGATGTCTGGATCGCTGACGAATTCGGCGCGGTTCTTGATCGCACGACGGCAAAGCTCGTCGCCTTCTCGATGCAGAAGGTCGCCCGTCGCCTCGGCAAGACTTTCATGGTCGCAACCACTCACGATGACCTGCGCGAGGAGCTCGGGCCGTCCCTCACCATCACCAAGCGCTTTCGCGAGAAGGTCGAAGTCGAATGAGCAAGCTCGTCACCACCAAGGATATCGTCATCCCGGCCGGCACTGAGGTCGCGATCGGTCCCTGTGTATCCACCTATTTCACCGAGCACGGTGAGGTCCTGATCGGATTCGACAAGGACACGACCGGAACGCTGCGCTTCGACATGGACGAGGCGAAGGCACTCGGGCTCGTGAAGGAGCTCGAATGACCGAAATCACTCTCGCTATCCTCTTCGTGATGTTCGTCATCCACCTCGAAGTGAAGTGTCGTGAAAGGGAGCGCGATAGCGACTCAGAGAAGCTCAAGGGCAGCGATGACGATGTTTCCTGATATCGAGACACAGATTGAGCGCGATGCGCTCCCTCGCGCCAATTTCGCGCTTACGGACGAGATGTTCGTGGAGCGCGGAACCAAGGCCGATTGGGAGCTGCTGCACGATCTCCACTACAAGGCCGAAGGTCTGCCGATCGGTCCACAGTTCTGGAAGCTGACCCTGCACGGGCAGACGATCGGCGTGCTTGTCGTCGGCCAGCCAAAGGGTATGCTCAAGGAGCGCCATCTGGTCTTCAAGAACCTGGCGCCGGGTTCAGGTGAGACCAGGCTGACCAACACCAACCGCTACGTCTACATCAACGCCAACTTCCGCGTCGTCTCGCGCTTCGTCGTGGATACCATGTTCCGCGGCATTGGCGCGGGATACCGCATGATGAACCTGGTCGCCCGGATGGACGGTCATCAGTTCATCGAGATTCAGTCGTCCATGTCGAAGTTCAACGCCTTCGGTCAGAAGGCAGGCTTCAAGTTCGTCAAGCCGATGAACGCCAACAAGTTCGACGCCGGAATGAAGTTCTTCCGGTCCAACTTCGAAGCCACGCCCCAGGATTTCGAGGCGGTCGTCAACGAGCTGGAAAACTCGCCGCGGTTCGAGCAGCTCCTGGCCGCCTGCAAGGAATTCTACCAGAAGAACTCCGCTCTGGAGAACACGGGCTCAGGTCGCGACGGCGCTGACGCGCGTGTAGCTGCCATGAGCCCGCGCGACACCATCAAGGCGATTCAGCAGATGAGCCTGGCATCTCCGATGTATGGCATCTACCGCAACCCGGACGCCGGACGTGAAATGCCGGAACGTCTGCCCCTGACTGCGTTCGATCGCCAGGGAGTGACCGAAAGGCTGGTGCTTGATGGCTAAGCCTCGCCGGACGGAGAAGCAGCGCGAAATCATGGGCCTGGTCTTGAAGGCGGCCGGGGAGGGGAGGTTCCTTACCACGACCGACATTCACGAGCAGGTCTCCTACACGGCCAGCTATGGCGCGATCCGGATCTCTATCCGCTTCCTCGTGGAGCAGGGGATGCTGGAGCGCCGCCCGGACGGTCAATTCACCTATTTGATACCGACTTTGAAGGGCTACGACTGGTTCCGCCCGGCACTCTAAACTCGTCCTCTTATCGTAATAGTGTATATATGATAATAAGTAATTACTTACTTATATAATCTTACGATGAGAGGACGAGAATGAAGCTGCTCCGGGAGTGAAATTCAGATCCGCGGATGAGAGAAAAACATGACTGAGGAAATTGAAGCGAAGGATGAGACGAAGGAAGGTTCCGGTAATTCGGGCCGGCGCCTCACTGATGCTGAATTCGCGGAAGCTCGTGAACTCTACGAACTCGGCAAGGCCGGGCTCGTAGAGCTTGCGGACCAGTATGGCATTTCTCGCCAGGCGCTGTCGGATCGTTTCAAGCGCGCTGGCTCTAAGAAGGCAATGAGGGCTCATGAGGTAGCTGCTGCGATTAGGAAGGCTGCCACGGCGTCTACCTCGGCTGCTGCGACGGCAACCATTGAGCGTTTCGCGGATCGTCGCTCGGACTGGATCGAAGAGACCAGGATCAACGGCTACAACCAGCTCAAGCTCGCCCGCGGTCTCGCCCAGAAGGCAATCAAGGACGCGATGGCTGCCGGGCGCCCGATCGCATCCGCGGATGACGACCTCAAGGCAGTCATGCGCCTCAACAAGATCCTCTGCGACAACATCGAGCACACCCTGCACCTTCTCGAAGCCGACAAGCACGTCGATCAGAACGACCTGCCGACCCTCAACATCGAAGACCTGACCGACGAGGATATCCTCAAGCATCACATTGGCACCGGCGCCCTGCCGGAAGATGCGACTGTCGAGGACATGCTGGCCGAGGAGCAGCCTCCGGAGGGCGAGGATGGCTAAGGCAGTCGATAGCCTCAAGCTGCACAAGCTCCAGAAGGTCGTGATGAACGACACGCACCGTTTCCGCGTGGTCGTCGCCGGCCGTCGTTGGGGCAAGACGCAGGTCTCCAAGATCTCGCTCATCAAGTATGCGGCGCTCAAGCAGAAGCAGCTTGTCTGGTATGTAGCGCCGACCTACGCGATGGCGCGCGACCTAATGTGGAAGCCGCTGAAGGCTGCCATGCCGAAGGGCTGGATAAAAAAGGTCAATGAGAGCCGTATGGAGATGCAGCTCATCAACGGCTCGGAGATTTCACTCAAGGGCGCAGATAAGCCGGACTCTCTTCGTGGTGTCGGTCTTGATTTCGTGGTCATTGACGAGGCACAGGACATCAAGGAAGAAACTTGGGAAGAGGTCCTGATGCCGACGCTCGCCACGACCAATGGCCGGGCGCTTTTCATCGGCACGCCGAAGTCCTACAACTGGCTCTACCATCGCTTCCGGCTCGGTCAGCGTGGCCCGCTGGTTAAGGACCACCGCAAGCGCCTGGTTCCGAACGAATGGAAGTCCTGGCAGTTTCCGACGATCACGTCGCCGTTCATCCCGCGCAAGGAAATTGAGGCGCGTCGTCGCGACATGGATCCTCGCTCGTTCCGTCAGGAATTCGAAGCGAGCTTCGAAACCATGTCCGGCCGTGTCTACTATCCGTTCGATCGTAACGAGCACGTCGGCGACTACCCGTTCAATCCAAAGCTGCCGATCTATATCGGCATGGACTTCAACATCGACCCGATGTCCTCGATCATCATTCAGGAGCAGCCGAATGGCGAGATCTGGGTGGTCGACGAGGCTGTCATGTATGGCTCGAACGTCCAGGAGACAGCAGACGAACTCGCGCGACGTTACTTCCGACAGATGAACCAGATCACCATCTACCCTGACCCGGCCGGCAACAGCCGTAACCACGACCGCGGCGAAACCTCGCTGCAGGTTCTTGAGGAGGCCGGCTTCAAGCGGATCCAGTTCAAGCGCAAGCACCCGGCCGTTCAGGACCGCGTGAACGCCGTGAACCGCCTTCTGATGACGGCTGAAGGTGATGTGCGCCTGCGGGTCAATCACACCTGCCGCAAGTTCATCGATAGCCTTGAACAGACGGTCTATAAGGAAGGCACCAACGAGGTCGACAAGAAGCAGGGCGCCGAGCACGCGACCGACGCTTTCGGCTATTATGCGGACTTCCGTCATCCGATGCGCAAGCACAAGATCCTCGGTGTGTCGATTTAGCCTTGCAACTAAGTAATCACTTACTTACAATACGGCACGAAACACAGGATTTGACATGGCTTCGAGCGAACAGAATGATGTGATGAGGGACTTCTATGATCGCCGGCATCCCGGCTATCATGAACAGGTCACGCATTGGCGTTTTCTCGATCTTGCCTACCGCGGCGGTCGTGACTGGTTCCGTGACAACATTTTCCGCTACTTCAAGGAAGGCGACAAGGAATACGACAACCGTTTGTCGCGCGCCTACCGCTTCAACCACACGAAGGAAGTGGTCGAGCTCGTCCAGAAGTATCTCTTCAAGGGCGAGATCACTCGCAACACGTCCGACGCGCCCGATGTCGTCAATCAGTTCTGGAAGAAGGCGACCCGTGGTGGCACGTCGATCGACCAGCTTATGCGCCTGGTGTCCGTGGGCAACTCGACGGGCGGCCGTGTCGCGATCGTGGTCGACAACAATTTCCAGGCTGAGGTCGAGACCGAGGGCGGCAAGCGCCCGGTGTCGATTGCCGAGGCCAAGGCGCAGAATTATCGAATTTACGCCTACACGGTTCCCGTCAAGGATATTCTCGACTTCGCCTATGACGAAGACGGCGACGGCGAACTCTTGTGGGTCAAGCTACGCGAGATCGTCCGCGATGACCGCGACCCGTTCCACTCCCGCGGTGAGCTGATCGAGCGCGTCCGTCTGTGGACCCGTGACGGCTGGGAGCTCTACGAGGAGCAGGATACCGGCAAGACCAAGGTCTACAATGGCATCCGCACGCCGATCAAGAGGGTTGAGCTGGTCGATTTTGGCTACCACAATCTTGGCTTCGTGCCCGTCTATTTCGCCGATCACACGATCAACGAGGACGCCTACCGTGTCACATCACTGATCGACGATATCGCCTATCTCGATCGCGCGGTCGCGAACTATCTCTCCAACCTGGATGCCATTATTCAGGACCAGACTTTTTCCCAGCTCGCGATCCCCAGCCAGGCGATTCAGTCGGGCGACGATATGTTCGACAAGGTGCTTGAAATGGGCACCAAGCGCATCTTTGTCTACGACGCAGGCGCCGGATCGTCCGCAAAGCCTGAATATCTATCGCCGGATCCGAAGCAGGCCGGCGTGATCCTGTCGGTGATCAACAAGATCATCAACGAAATCTACAACACCGTCGGCCTGGCCGGCGAACGCACGAAGGAAGACAACGCCGTCGGTATCGACAACTCGTCGGGCGTGGCGAAGGCTTACGACTTCGAGCGGGTTAATTCGCTGCTGCTGGCAAAGGCTCAGTCCTGCCAGAACGCGGAAAACTGGATGGTCAAGACCGTTCTCGCATGGGCAGGTGAAAGCGCCCCGAAGGACGATCTCGTCACCTATCCAACCACCTTCGACATCATGGGTCTCAACGACGAGCTTGTTACCGCCGAGGCACTGGCGAAGCTTTCCGGTCCGATCGAGGTGCGCCGCGAGCAGATGAAGTCGGTTATCGAGAAGATTTTCCCGCAGCTCAAGAAGGAGCTGCGGGCCAAGCTCTTTGCCGACATCGACAAGTGGTTGGAGGGCACCGACGTTCTCCCGCTACCCACTTCCATCGGTGGCACCAAGTCGGCTGCCGCTCCCAATCGCCAGGGTGAGGTCACTCGCGCCACGCCCGCCAAGCCTAACACGACCAAGGCCGCAGCCAAGTAACCGGCTTAGCCTGACCAGGAATACCCGCGTCCGAGATACTGGACCGAACCGACTACGCCTACCGCAACGCCCGAGAGAATGGGCAAAGGAGACTGAGAATGAAGACCACTGCAATCGCATCTGCAGGCCACTACGCATCTTCGATGAAGATCCCTGGTATGCCGCAGATCATGTTCGCGCCTGAGACTGGCGCTGGCGCGGGTGGGGCTGGTGACGCTGACGCGCAGGCTGCTGCCGCTGCTGAAGCCGCTGTCGCCAAGCACGCCGAGGAAACCGCCGCCGCTGAAAAGGCCGCTGCTGAGGCCGCCGAGGCCCAGGCTGCAAAGGAACTCCAGGAAGCCGAGGACGCCGCTGCTGCTGCAGCCGACGCCGGCAAGGACGCATCCGCGCTCGCTGCTGAGAAGGCAAAGCTGCTGCGCGAAGTGATGGACAAGAAGAACAAGCTGAAGGATGCCGAGAAGAAGGCTGCCGATGCTGCCGCTGCCCTTGAGGCATACGGTGGAGTGGATCCTGCCAAGGTTCGCGAGCTGCTCAAGAAGGAGCAGGAGGCTGAACTTGCCGCAGCCGAAGCTAAGGGTGACTTCGAGCGCGTCAAGCAGATGATGGCCGACGAACATGCCAAGGGCGTGAAGACGCTTGAGGAGCGCATCGCGGCTCTTGAAACGGATCTGGCTGCCAAGGACAAGGTGATTGATGGTCTGACCGTCGGCAACGACTTCGGCGCGTCCAAGTTCATCACTGAGTCCCTGACGCTGACTCCGACCAAGGCTCGCCAGCTCTACGGCACCTACTTCGGCGTCGAGAACGGCCGCACGGTTGCCTACGACAAGCCCGCTGGAGAAGCCAACCGCACGAAGATGGTTGACGCCTCTGGCAACCCGCTGGTGTTCGACGAGGCATTCAAGCGTATTATCGAGGCCGATCCGGACAAGGAAACGCTCCTCAAGGCTAAGACCAATCCGGGCTCCGGCTCTTCGACGACGCAGACGAAGACGGTCGAAAAGAAGCCTTCGGGTGTCGGTTTCGGTGTCAATCGCATTCGCGCTTCGCTCGGCGGCTAAGCCAAATTTACGACTTATAGCGGAAAAAGTAAGCAAGCGCTTATTTTTCTCCTTGCAAAATAGCTCACCCTTGGACTATTGTAAGTAAGTGCTTACTTACTTAGTCCATCGGTGGGCTGAGTGCATTCAAGGAGAATATACGTATGCCGCTTCTGATGGACGAAGCCGCTAAGCTGGCCGAAGACGACCGCCAGCGCGGCATTATCGAGGAACTCCTCGACAAGGACGAGTTTTTCGCCCTGGTTCCTTTCGTGCGTTCTAAGGACGACACGTTCAGCTATACCCGTGAGCTCGAACTGCCGGGCGCCGGCTGGATCGATCCTTACGATGATATCGAAGAGTCGACTGGTAAGGTCGAGAACATCTCCACGAAGATCAAGATCCTCGCTGGTCAGTTCGATATCGCCAACTTCATCTCCGAAGTGAAGTCGGACATGTATGATCAGATCGCCGTCCAGGCGAAGTTCAAGATCAAGGCCGTCGGCCGCGACTTCAAGAACGTGCTGATCAACGGCGACTCCGCGGTCAACAACAAGACCTTCGACGGCTTGAAAAAGCTCGTTTCCGCACAGAAGACCCTTACGGCTGGCGCAAATGGTGCAGCTCTGTCCTACTCTGCCCTCGACCAGCTCAAGGCTGCAGTCGATCTGGGTGCGGACTTCTTCATGATGCGCGAGGAAGTGTGGCTGGCTATCCGCGAACTCAATCGTCTGCACGGTGGTAACACCGCCGAGATGATGATGGTCGAGAATTTCGGTGGTCCGATGCGTTTCTACGACGGCACGCCGGTTATTATCAATAACTACATCAGCAAGACCGAAACGCAGGGCACGAACGACAAGACGACCTCGATCTACGCTGTTCGCGCCAACGAAGTCGATGGTTTCCATGGCCTCTGGGCCGGCGACGCTGCTGGTGTTCGCCTGGAAGAAATCGGCACCAACTTCAACAAGGACTCGAAGCGCTGGCGCGTTAAGTGGTATTGCGGTGCAGCTCTGCGCGCAACTCACGCCGTAGCCCGCCTCAAGGGTATTCAGATTTAAGCTTGAAAGTAAGTAATTCCTTACTTACAATGGGCGGGATTAAACTCCCGCCCATTTCCCGTTTCTGGAGAAGGTAATGCCCTATATCAAGCTCACGAACCCTCGGTTCGCAAATCTCACCGGGCAGCTTCCCGGAAAGAACTTCCGCGGCATCGATTTTATCGCTGGTGTGTCCGCTCTGAACCTCGATCTGTCTATCGCTGACAAGATTGCAGCCCAGCTTGCCGGCACGATGCTCTGTGACGCGGCTGGTATTGTGTCCGGTCCTGCCGGCTCTCTTTATCGTATTCAGACTGAACTACCGACGAGTAAGCTCGCGCCTGCTGTGGTTGACTCGGTTGTCAACTTTCGTGATGTCAATGCGGCTACCTACACGCTTTCCAGCAATGACAATGGCTGGACGCTGAATTTCGTTAAAGCTTGCGTAGTAACGGTCCCGGCCAATCTTGGCAGCGGTTTTGCCGTGTCACTCCGGCAGGGCGGCTATGAGCCTGTTAGGGTCACGCATCCTTCCAATGTTGCAATTGAGGATCCGACCTATTTCTTCCGCACGCGCAAGCGTCAGTCTGTTCTTCATCTCGTTCAGGTCGCGAAGACCCGCTTCACGCTTGCGGAAGTAAATCCGACGACCGCTGTTACGCCGGCGAGCGCCGTAAACGGCTTCTCCAAGTTGAAGGCCAAGCTCTCGTCCTCGCAGAACGCAACCATGCTTATTCACGCTGATAGCACTATGTGGGAGCGCAACAGCGCCTCATACAAGTTCGCAGAATTTCTCGGTGCGCGCTACAACGTCAACGTAACCGTTCGCCTTTGGCAGGAGTGGGTAAAGACCGCACTTACCGGCCCGATGCGCTATGGTCCCGCGGAAACCGTATATTCTGCTTCCGTAGCAGGCCGTCCCACTCTTGATATCTATCTTCTTGCTATTCCTGGCGCCTCTGCGGGGACCGCATTTGACGCACGCCGTCGTCCGACGGCAATTGACGCACTTCCCACGCCGGACTGCATTATCATCCATCACGGCCACAATCAGCAGACGTTCGAAACGCCTGGCAATTTGCTTTCTGCGGGCGCTGGTCTGTTTTTCGGCCCGATCGGTGTGCTTTCGCAGCGTTTCCCCGGTGCGCCAATGGTGATGACGACGCAGAACCCTTGGCGTGATAACGCCGAATATCTCAAGGTCTATAACTCGATCAAGAAGGTGGCCGCGGCACTCCCGAGCTTGACCCTGATCGACAGTTTCGCCGCTTGGGATGAAGTAGGGAAGCCTGGTAATCTCTATATTGACAACGTTCACCCGACGGCGAACGCGGCCAACTCTGTGGGCGCTCAGCTCGTCACGGATTCGATTGTGAAGGTGTGGGATGCGGCAACTCCCGATCTCAATGCAACCACGGTGTCCTGGCCTGCATTGCCAGCGGTAAATCTTCTCGTGAACGGCGATATGACCGACTGGACCGCCGCGCTGCCGACGGGCTGGACGAAGACGGGATCGAAGCCGACCGTATCGAAGGATACGGAAAACAAGCATGCCGGTTTTGCACATTGCATGAGTATCGTTCCTAACGCTGATACTGGTGCTGGAGTGCGTTATTCGCTGAGTGCCGCAGAGCGCGCCGCTGTTGCGGGTAAGACTGTCTCGTTGGCGATACTCGTCAAGGATACCGTCCGGTCGACCGGCAAGGCTAACAACTTCTACGCATCTTTCGTCGCCAAGAGCGGCGGCGCCGTGCGGACGATCGCGTTCACGGGTCTGCAGCGGTCGTATGGTGGATGGATGTGGTATGTCGCCTCTGGCGTTCCGGTCGATGCAGATGTCGCAGAGGTCTACTTCACGCTGATCCCCAACTTCTTCAACGCCGCGGTCGATAATCAGCCTCTCCTTATCCAGAAGGCGGTCTTGGTTGAAGGCGACCTGCCCAAGGGCGGCCTCGCAGCTTAACAACAAGGAAAACCCAATGTCTGATATGAAGCATCTCAAGGTCGTGGACGATAAGTGGAAGGGCTACACCGGCGCTCTCGGTATCGCTGAGTTCAAGGACGGCATTTCCGTCTATCCGCTTCCACGCCACATCCGCGACCGTATGGCAGCAGCCATGAATTTCGTCGAGGTTGATACCGACGGCAATGAGCAGCCGGCAGGTGCCGCGCATCGCATGATCCGTGAATACGCCGAGCGTGCAGCTCCGATCACCGAGCTCGCCCGTCAGACCGACGGCGAAAAGAACGCCGAGATTGCGGCCAGCCAGGTAGAGCTTGCCAAGACGCCTGTGGTCCTGTCGCGCTTCGAACTCGAAGCCGTTGCGTCCAAGGGCGGCATCAAGGGCCTGCGCGAGATCGGCAACAAGTGGAACGTCAAGCATCGTGCCATCCCGACCCTGATCGAGATGATCCTCGACGCCCAGGACAAGGCAGTCGCCAAGACCAAGAAGCCGGAAGCCCCGGTCGAACCGGTCGTCGACCCTGCCGACCCGGCCGAAGACGATGTGATGGCGCAGATCGCGGCCGAGAAGGCAGCGCGTGACGCCGAGATCCTGGCAGCCGAACAGCGCCAGGCTGCAGAAGCTGCCGAGTTCCTCGCCGCTGAGAAGGGTAAGGAAGAAGCGCTCAAGGATGCTGCGGCATCCGGCGACCTGGCTGCAGCCGTCTCCACCGACGAGACCCCGCAGGAGTAATCATGAAGTTCTATCCCGAGGATTACGTTGTCGAAGTGATCGTCAAGTTCACCGACCTCAATGGAGCAGCCATCACCCCGACGGCTATCTCTGCCGTTCTGACGGACGGCGAGGACGCCGAGGTTGTGGACTTCGGCGCGCTGCCTTTCGACGCCGCCGAGGGACAGAAGCTCATCGCCATCCCGAAGGAGTTCAATCGCCTGGTCGACGGAGAGATCCGCGCGGCCAGGATCCTTCGTGTCAAGATCGAGACGGAGCAGGGGACTATCCCGCGCTCCTTCTCTTATGCCATCGAGTCCGAGCAGCGTCTCGTCCAGATGATCAACACCTTCCAGACGCTTGAGGCTGCCGAGTTCGCCGCTCTCGATACGCCGAACACTTCCGGCTGGTCGGTCGCATCCGAACCGCAGAAGCTCGCAGCGCTGACGGAAGCCTATCGCCGGCTGACCCTGATCCCGATGAAGTTCCCGACGTTTGCACCGGGCTCGCGGTTCGACAACTGGAACACGATCGCCTCGCGTGAGCTGGTCGAGGAGACGGTTATCGAGCGCGATATGTGGCACGAGATCACCGTCGATATGTTCGCCGACTTCCCCGCGCCTTTCAAGAAGGCGCTTCGCCGTGCGCAGTTCATCGAAGCTAACGAGATCCTGCAGGGCGATGCTGTCTCCAAGAAGCACCGCGCGGGTATCGTGACCGAGACCATCGGTGAAAGTTCTGTGACCCTGCGCGCCGGTGCTGTCGACTTCGGCATCTCGTCTGAGACGATGAAGGCGCTGGTTGGCTATGTCTACTTTAACAACAGGATCCGTCGCGCTTGATCCCGTTTCGCCTCAATGATGCAGCCGAACAGGCCGCTTCCCGCTACGATCAACTGACTCAGACCTTCGCCGCCCTGCACAACACGGCACTAATGTCGGCTGACTTCGGCTTTGCCGGCCAGAGCGAGCGCCTGTTCGCCGAGGCATATGAAGCGGCCGCCCTGTATTTCGAACGCGACAAGGACGTGATGAACGACCTCGTTCACGGGATTGCGTCAGAAGCTCACCAGCATGCGCTGTCTGCGCTGCGCTCTATCGATGCAGAAAATCTCTCGGACGCAGCCCTGAGTCATTTGAGCGAGACCCAGACGTATCTGTCGAACGAAATCGCTGCACAGGTGCATCGCGACATCTCACAGATGCGACACGCGCTACAGCGGGCAGTTTTGAGCGTCTCCATGATCGAGCGCAGCCGGCGCCTCCCGACGAGGCAGGCGCAGATGGCCTACGTGATGAAGGATCATGAGGAACTTCAGCTCTCTTTTACCGATCGTCGCGGGCGCCGCACGCAGTCGCGGACCTTCATCCGGTCGATCTATCGCCAGGCCCTTCTGTCGATCCACAACGAGGTGACGCTACACACGATCGCCGATCACGGTCTGGAAGAGGCAGCCATCATGAAGCTGCAGGAAGGTCAGATCGAGCGCGTCGGCTCGATGGTGGTCGAGCAATATGCCGAGCTACGCGACAGCTACTTTCACCCTAATTCCAACGCCTGGCTCGAAGTGGAGGTCAAGAATGTTCGCACCTAACGTTGTTGGTCAGATCAGCCGCGTCATCGGTCGCGATGTTCATGCCCGGCCTACCTTCTCAGAACCGATGGACTGCCCGTTCGGTATCGTCAATCTCAACGTCGGCGCCGAGAAGACCGTCGTGCGTGCGGACTCTTCTGCCTCCCGCGGATCCGCCGATGAGACGGCCGCCCTCAACGCCAAGATCCTTATCGTTCCTTATGTGCCCGTCGACATCGGCGATCGCTTCGAATTTCAGGGCTTGGTCTTCAAGATCAAGTCCAAGCACGTCCGGTTGTCGGTGCTGGGCACGATCGACCACATCGAGTGTGATCTGGAGATGTATCCGGCATGAGGGGTCGCGTGAAGGTGACGGGACTGTCTGCTGTGCGAACGGAGCTGCGCGTTCTTGCTGATCGCGTGCCTGACGCTGCGCGCAAGCAGATCCACCGGTCAGCGGCACGTATCGTCGCGCTTGCCAAGGAGTATGCGCCCGAGGACACTTCGAACCTGGTAAACGGCATCCAGATCATCAAGGACTACGCCGGTCAGAACGGACGCCTTCAGATCGACGTGGGAATCGTCATGCCTCCCGACAGCTTTTCAGCATCTGGCACGCCGCTCACTGCGGCACAATTCGATAACTATGTGGCGCTCGTCCACGAGAACTATTGGGATGCCGTCGCCTATGTGAACGGTCCTGGCAAGAAGACGCTCGCGAAGATCGCGCGGCATGGACAGAAGGTCGGCACGGGCTTCCTGCGCACTGCAGCCCAGGAAGAGGAGCCGCGGATGGGCAAGAGCCTGGTTGAGCAGGTGACGAAGGTGATCGACGAGGTATCGAAGGCATGATCTACGACATTCTGGAAAAGAAGCTGATCGACGCGGGTCTTGTCATTGCAGGGCAGAACCTGTTCCGCAACACGATGCCACATGACGTGAAGGTAGGCGTGATGATCCGCGTGCCGCTCACCGGCATCGCGATCGACCCGCACATCGAGGGATGGCACAGGACGCAGATGCAGGTCATCTGCCGTCATACCGATCCTGTAGAGGGCGCGAAGTTCGCAGCCGAGGTGTGCAAGGCACTGATTGTCGAAAGCCCCGAAATCCATGACGCAAGTGAGGAGAGGGGACCGGCGCATATCAATGTTTTCTATCCCTCGACTCTTCCGATCCAGTATCCGCGTCTTGAAGGTAATGGTCTGGAATTCTCGCAGCACTTTGACGCGGCCTTCGGCTTCAAGCCCAATTGGCGTAGCTAGCTAGCTCTATAGCTAAAAATAAGCGCTTACTTACTTTTAGGTTGTCAAGCCATAACCGTCTGCGGTATTGTAAGTAAGTGATTACTTACTTCATCCGTGGTGGGTGGAGTCATTTGAAGGAGAATTCAAGAGATGTCGTCCACCGAGAACGTAAAGCTCGGCGTTTGCAACGTCCTCTTCGACGGAGTTGACCTTGGCTTCACCAAGGGCGGCGTCGAAGTCGAAGTCGCCACGTCCACCAAGGAAATCACTGTCGACCAGATGGGTGAAACCCCGATCGGCGAAATCATCATGGGCCGCACGGTCCAGGCTACCGTTCCGCTTGCTGAAACCACGCTCGACAACCTGGTTGCCGTTATGCCCGGTTCCGAGCTGATCTCCGACGGCGCCAAGGCTTCCGGCACTGTTACCTTCTCCACGGCCGCTCCGGTCGACGGCGACAAGGTAACGATCGCTGGTGTGGACTATACGTTCAAGACGGCTCCGGTTGCCCTGAACGACATGGCTATCCCGGCGACGATCGCCGCTGCTGCTGCATCCCTCGCTGCCAAGATCAACGCCAACGCTGCTGACTTCCAGGCTTCGGCCGTCGGCCCCGTTGTGACGATCCGCGCGAAGAACCGTGGCACCGACGGCAACGTCGCAGTGACGAAGACTGCCGCAACCGCTGCCAACATCACGACCACGAACCTGACGGGCGGCGTCAACGCGACGAAGGCCCAGGTCAAGGTTTCCACCGGCGTCAATATCAACCTGCTCAAGCTCGCAAAGACCCTGGTCTTGCGTCCGAAGGGCACGAATGGCGAAGACGACTTCACCATCCATCGCGCGATGTGCCCCGGCGCTCTGAACTTCGCCTACCAGTTCGACAACGAACGGGTCTTCTCGGCTGTCTTCAAGGGCTACGCCGGCTCCGACGGTTCGCTGCTCTCGGTCGGTGATGTGACGGCCACGGCGTAATGCCGGTCCTGATCCAGCTTTAACCAACCCGACCGGCGCCTCTCCAGGGACGCCGGTCTTTTTCCTCAAAGAAACAGGTTCGTCATGACCAAGATCATCAATATCGCTTCTCTCCGCAAGCCTGCCCCGGTCACTGTTGTCACCGAAGACGGCTCGAAGCACGAGATGGTGCCAGCATCCGTTGCCCACTTTCTCGAAAACCTTCGCAAGGTCGAAGCCTTGGGTCTCGATGCTTCTCCCCTCACGGAAGCTGAGCTGATCCTCGATACCATTGACCGCTCGTTCCCGACCCTTGATCGCAAGGAGATCGAGAGCTGGCCGATGGATATCGTGAAGAACCTCTACATCACCGTCATCACGGCCAATGGCGAGATGGTTTCCGACAATCCGGAGACCCTTGAGGAGGCCAAGAAGACGGGAAAGTCCGCACCGGAGGCGTAAAGGAAGTCGATTTCGGCCTGCTCTTTTGCAAGGTGCTGGCCGAATACGGCATGTCCTTTGACGAGGTGATGGACCTTTCGATCAAGCGGTTCTGGTTCCTTGCCAATCAGATCGAAAGGCTCCGCGCCGAGAAAGACCTCCGGCAGATCCAGCTTCTCGCATCCGTAGGCTCCACTGAAGCTTACAAGACGGCGCGAGACTACCTCAAGGACCAGATGGGCGAAATCTACGTCCTCGAAGCCGATGCCCCTCCGACGGAGATCAGGATCGACCCCGAGACCGGATTGGACCCCGAATTTGACAGGGAAGGTCTGCGGGCACTCAAGATGAAGATCTCGGCTGGTCGCTGACCTAAGTAAGCGCTTACTTAGGAAAATTCTTAAATGACTCAGATCCGCGTTGAACTCCAGCTTGTCGACGGCTCGTTTACGTCCGGTATCCTCCGGGCGGGTCAGACGCTTGCCGAGTTCAATCAGGAACTGCTCCGCACCAACCCGCGCTTGGCCGGTATGCAGAATGCTGCCGGCTCGGTCATCCGCACGATGTCGCGGATGGATACCTCTACGAAGGGCGTTCTGGCGACCCTTCGTGATCTCTCTGTTGTCACCGGTCTCGTCTCGCTCGGTCTTTCGAAGGCTTCTTCTGCGGCGAATGGCTGGCTGGGCGACATCGTGCGTGTCAACGCCGAGATGGAAAAGCTCAATTACCAGATGCGGGCTATGTCCACTGCGGCAGACCCGATCAAGGACGCGGCCAACAACGTCAAGTATCTGCGAGAGCAGGCAACCCAGATGCCGTTTTCGCTGCGCACCCTGACCTCTGGCTTCACCAAGCTCAAGGCGGTCGGTCTCGATCCGGCGAATGGCACCATGAAGGCGCTCGCCGATGGTATCTCGGCCTTCGGTGGCTCTGACCAGGAATTCAACCGCACCGTTCTCGGTATCACGCAGGCCGCTGGTAAGGGCGTTCTGCAGATGGAAGAGCTCCGTCAGCAGATCGGCGAGTCCATGCCGATTGCGATGAACCTGCTTGCCCGCTCGATGGGTATGACTGTCGGGCAGCTCGCCAAGGAAATCTCGACCGGCACGGTTGCCTCGATCCCGGCGCTCCAGAAGCTGACCGCGGAACTCGATCGCGCATACGGTGGCACCGCCCAGCGTATGATGCAGACCTTCTCGGGTCAGATGACCCAGCTCTACACCAATCTGCAGAACCTCGCGACCTCGGAAGGCGGCAAGGGCTTCTTCGATCAGGTGAAGATCCAGCTTCGCGAGATCAACGGCTTTCTGTCGTCTGATATGGCTCAGAAGATGGCCGTGTCGTTCGGTCAGTCCCTGGCGTCGATCATGCAGTCGCTGCGCGAGGGCATCGCGACCATCTGGCAGTTCCGCGACGAGATCGTCTCGACTGGAAAGGTAATCGCCGGCGGCTTTGGGCTGCTCGTTGCCATGCGCGCACTGTCTGCATTTCGCGGCGCGCTTGCTGCTACCCGCCTGGAGCTGATGACGCTCTCGCCGGCCTGGGCTGCCGCACAGGGTCGCATGAGCGCGGCTGCCACCTCGTTCACCAATGTTGGCGCAACCGCCTACACCGCTGGCCGCGCTGTTCGCGGCATGGGCTCGGTCATCTCCGTCGCCGCATCCGGCCTGGCTGTTCTTGGTCCCTGGATCACGGCTGCAGGTGTCGCTGCCTACGCGGCATCCGAATATTTTGGCATTCTCTCTGACAAGATCGATGAAGCCTATCAGGAACTGCTCAAGTATGGCGCAGAGTCCAAGAAGCAGGCCGAGGACACCGTCAGCGCCAAGGAAACGCAGCTCACGGAGCGCCTCGAAGCGATGCGCAAGGCTGCTACCATGTCGTCGCCGGGTGTCTGGGAAGAGGACATCAAGAAGACTGAGGAACAGCTTGCTGCCCTGCGCAAGGCTGCCCCGCAGCTTATTGCTGACGCCGGCAAGCGTGAGATCGCCCGTGACATGGAGCGCTACCGCGCCGAGGTCTCCGATGGCCTCGAAGCGATCCAGCGCGACTACAACAAGACCGCGATCGCTCGTGACAAGGCATATGCCGAAGAGCTGAACAAGGAAGGCGACAGGGAAGAAGGCAAGGCAAAGATCCGTCAGCGCTACGTCGATGACCAGATCGCCCAGCAGAAGCGGGCAATCGATGAAACGCTCGCGATGTATGACACCCAGATCGAAGCCATGCAGAAGGCTTACGATAAGGCCGACGAAGCCGACAAGGGCAGGTTCCTTGCGCGCCTCGACTACCTGCGCACTTCTCGCGTAGCTGAAGCAACCAAGCTCAACTCCCTGTCGCGTGAAAGCTTCGACATGGAATACGCCCGCGCACCCGCTGACGAGAAAAAGCAGATCACTGCCGGCCGGAACGCCCTCGACGGCCTGCGCGCGGACATTGCCAAGCTCCAGGCGAACATCACCGGCGCGTCCGGTGCGGTTGCCGAGATGAACGAACGCATCGCGGCCGGCGACTTCGGAACCATCAAGGAAGGTGGCGTCGAAGTTGAGAAGCTGCACCAGGAGCTGCTCGCTGCTGCCGAGGCAAAGGAAACCCTCGACAAGGTTATGAAGGGCAACCAGAAGGCCGATCAGGACCTTGCAAAGATCAAGGCTGACATCGCCGAGAAGCGTCTCGAACTCCTGGAGCGCCAGCAGGGCCGCGAGCTTAATGACGCGCAGCGCATGGAGCTCAAGCTCGACAACGGTGGCTATTTCGGCCTCGGCCCCTACGAGAACATCAAGAAGGCCATTGGCGAGATCGTGGGCTCCCTGAATGCCCAGGGTCAGGCCGCCGAGAACGTCGGCACCTTCATGCGTCAGAACGCCTTCGGCGAACAGACGGTAAAGCAGATCGACACCGTCACGCAGCGTATCCATGAGATGCGCAACGCGATCCTGGGCGTCGGAACCAGTCTGTCCGGTCTCGACTTCGGCTCAATGGGCGCGAATATGTCCGGGCTGCCGTTCCTCGGCGCCAACGCTCCGCGCATCACGTCTTTCTCGGGCTCCATGCTGGAGCTGATCGCAAAGGGCGAGTCCGGCGGCAACTACAATGCCACGCTCGACAACGGCAAGTGGACGAACGGCGCGCAGAACCTGGTCGGCATGACGCTCAACCAGATCCGCGACCTGCAGCGCCAGATGCTGTCTTACGAAGAAAACCGCATGAAGCACCGCGACGTGAACGGCCGCCCGGCTGGCTCGTCGGCGCTCGGAAAGTATCAGATCGTCGGTCAGACGCTCCAGGGTCTCATGAAGGAAATGGGCCTGTCGGGCAACGAGCTGTTCGATGAGAAGATGCAGGATCGCATGGCAATGCAGTTGCTCAACCGTCGCCTGGCTTCCGGCGAGGGTGTCGCTGGCCTGCGCAAGGAGTGGACCTCGCTTCGCAACGTCTCTGATGGCACGATCCAGGGCGCTCTCAATGGCATGAACAACGGCCCGACGCGCGAACGCGCTGCGGGGCTCGGCACGGCTGATGTCGGTGCGATGAACTCGGCTCTTCAGCCTCTGCCGGCCTTCCAGCCGACCGTTCTCGATCAGCAGGTCCAGAAGACCGGCGAACTTAAGGATGCGCTCCGCGAAGCTGACGCTGCCTACAAGGATATCGCCAAGCAGACATCCGACCAGGATCTCGCGGACTGGATCAAGAAGACCTCGGAAGAGACGAAGGATCTTGGTAACGAGGCCGAGGATACCGGCAAGCGCTACGAGCAGCTCCGCAAGGCGATCCGCAGCGGCGAGTTTGGCAAGAGCGAAGAGGATCGCAACCCGGAAGCCGACCGCTACAAGGCAGCGCTCGCTGCTGCAAAGGCGTATGACGAGGCGAAGAAGCAGGCATCCGAAAACGACAAGCTCGACAAGAGGAACTCGCAGGAAGCGATCAAGTTCGAGGAAAAGCGCGTCGAGCTTAACCGGCGCATCGCTGAGATGCAGAACAAGGTCAAGGATCCGAAGTGGGTTCCCGATAGCTCGGAACTGCAGAAGCTCCAGACCGATCTCGATGGCTATGTTGCCGACGTGCTCAAGAGGGCAGGTGGCGACACGAACAACGCCGCCTATAAGCAGGCTCTTGAAACGCGCCGTAACATGCTTGCCGGCCAGCGCCAGCTTGAAAGCCTGGACGCTCAGGTCGCCTTTAACAAGGAAACCAACGACCTCAAGAATTCGCTTCTGACCCAGAGCCAGCTCCGTCAGAAGAACATGCAGGAAGAGCTCGCCCGCGTAGACACCTGGCTTGAGCAGCAGCGCAAGAATGGCGCCAACGAGGTCGAGATCACCCGCATGGCCGAAGAGCAGAAGGCGCTCATTCGGCAGAAGTATCAGCAGGACAGCTCGCCTATGGCAAAGCAGTTCGCTGAATGGGGCGACCTGCAGAACAATCTATCCCAGGCTTCGGCTCGCTGGATGGATTCGCTCGCGGGCGGCATCTCCGACTTGATCATGGGCACCGGCGACCTTCGTTCCGTCATTCAGGGCATTCTGAAGGACGTCATCAACATGGGCGTCAAGTTCATGATGTCCAAGATGTTCAACAAGTCCGGCGCTGCTTCTGGTGGCAAGGGAGCGGGCAAGGGCGGTGGTGGCAAGAAGGCTGCGTCTGTCGCCACGGGCGGCAAGGGCAAGATCGGCACGGCTCACACGGGCGGCATCATCGGCTCGTCATCGCTCGTTCCAAAGATGGCTCATTCCTCGATCTTCAAGGGCGCTGCCAAGTTCCACACGGGCGGCATTGTCGATGGTCTGCTGCCGTCGGAAGTGCCGATCATCGCCAAGAAGGGCGAGGGTGTCTTCACGCCGGAACAGATGGAAGCGCTCGGCGGTGTTGGTGGATCTGCCCAGCAGTTCAACGTGTCGTCCAACATCACGGTCAATGGCTCTGCAGGCACGCCGGAGCAGAACAGCGATCTGGCGAAGAAGATGGCTCGCGAATACGAGGTCTCGGTTCGCTCGGTCGTCGCCGATGAACTGCGCAAGCAGACGAAGGTGGGTAATTACATGAACCAGAGGGGACGTTAATGCCGCTTCCGACTTTCACTCCGCCCGTCGGTCCCTCGCCGGGCACCAGCCACAAGCCGACTGTCTCCCTCTGGGAGGCGGATTTTGGCGACGGCTATTCGCAGCCGACGCCCAAGGGTGTTAATCACATCAAGAAGAACGCCACGCTGTCCTGGAAGGTTCTGACCACCGAGCAGGCCGACGAGATCGAGGACTTCTTCGAGCGGATGGGTGGCAACAAGCCGTTTTATTTCGAGCCTTTCGGCACGCGCGGTGCGGTCAAGTGGACCTGCAAGGAGTGGTCTCGCACCACTGAGGGAGGCATCTGGCAGATCGATGCGACCTTCGTGCAGTCCTTCACCAACGCGAAGTAAGTTATTACTTACTTTTCTCCTTGCAGATAAGTAAGCGCTTACTTACAATAGGGCCTCAACCACGAGGTCCTAATGTCGCTTCAGTCCGAGAGCCAGTCTCTTTCGCCTTCCGGCATCATCAGCCTGTTCACCATCGACGCAAGCTCGATGAACGGGCCGATGATGTATTTCGTCCAGGGCTCCGAGTCTGACGGCCCTGTCGTGTTCAACGGCGTCGAATACCAGCCGATCGATGTCGAGTTCACCGGTCTCGAAACCTCTGGCGCTGGCGCTTTGCCAACGCCCAAGATCCGCATCTCCAATATTGACGGCATGGCGCAGGCGCTCGTCTCGACCTACGGCGAGCTGCTGGGTTGCACGCTCTATCGCGTCCGGACCTACCAGCGCTTTCTCGACAGTCAGCCGGACGCCGACCCTGAAGCCTACTACGGGCCCGATATATTCCGCTTTGAACGTAAGGCGTCGGAAAACGGCGTCTTCATTGAGTGGGAGCTGTCGGCGTCGATCGATCAGGAAGGCAAGCAGCTTCCTGGCCGCACCGTGATCCGTAACACCTGCCTTTGGCGCTACCGCTTCTACAACGGCTCGGTCGGCAACTTCGACTACTCGAAGGCCCAGTGCCCCTACACGGGCAACAAGTATTTCGACATCAACGACCAGGAAGTGAGCGACCCGGCGAAAGACACGCCCTCGCGCCGTCTCGGCTGCTGCCGCGCACGCTTCGGCAGGAGCAATCCGCTGCCCTTCGGCGGCTTCCCTGGCGTCCAGAAGGTCTCCTGACATGATGAAGTTCGCAGACGCGTTCGCAGACGCCAAGGATCATGCACGCGAGATGTTTCCGGAGGAAAGCTGCGGCCTGATCGTCTCCGGCCGGTATATTCGCTGTGAGAACATTGCCGAGCTCGCCGTCAATCACATCGAGGAAGACGAGAACTGCGCCTGCCGGCTTTGCTCGTTCGAGATCTCGCCGCAGGTTTACCTGCAGCATGCCGACAACATCGATGTCGTGGTGCATTCGCACCCGAATGGCCCGTTCTTCCCCTCGAAGGCGGACATGGAAGGCCAGGCTCTCACGGGTAAGCCGTGGGCCATCATCGCGCTCGACGAAGAGCGTGTCGCTGACAAGCCCGTTGTATGGGGCGGCAAGGACATTCCTCCTCTGCTGGGCCGCGAGTTCATGCACGGCGTTACCGACTGCTATGCGGTGATCAGGGACGCCTACGCTCTCGGCAAGGACAAGCTTGCCGAAGAGGGCATCGAATGGCCATTCGATCCCATTCACCTTCCTGACTTCCCGCGCCAGGACGCCTGGTGGGAAAAGGGCGGTGACCTCTATGCCGACAATTTCGCCAAGGCTGGTTTCATCGAAGTGAAGGACGCACCCCAGCCGGGCGACGTGTTCCTTATGGGTATTCGATCCTCGACCGAAAACCACGGCGGGATCCTCGTCGGTAACGGCCTCATCGTTCATCACCTGCCTTCGCGTATGTCGCGCCGCGAGCCCGCTGGGCTGTGGGGTCGTCAGGCTACACGTTGGCTCCGTTTCAAGGGTCTGCCCGATGCGTAATATCTACCTCCACGGCTCTCTCGGCGACAAGTATGGCAAGGAGTTTCGGCTCAGCGTTACCACGGCGGGTGAAGCAGTCCGCGCGCTTTCTGCCAATTTTCCCCAGTTCATGAAGGATTTGAGGGAAGGGGCATGGCACGTCGTTCGTGGCAAGGACGTTGACGGTGGTCTCGCGCTCGATGAAGGCCAGGTCGCAAGCTTCCGGCTCGGCAAGGGCGACCTGCACATCGTTCCGTTTGTCGCTGGTTCCAAGCGCGGTGGTCTCCTCAAGGTCATTCTCGGCGTCGTTCTCATCGGTGCAGCCTTTGCGTTCACGGGTGGCGCTCTCGCAGCCCCGATCGCAGGCGGCGCGCTGGGCGGTATTACCGGAACGCAGGTTGCGCTGTTCGGCGCTGCGGTAGCCCTCGCTGGCGTCTCCTCGCTCCTCGCGCCCGAAGAGAAGGCGGAAGAGGAAGACGGTTCGAACTCCTTCACGATGTCCGGCCCTGGCAATACCTACGATCAGGGTAATCCCGTGCCGCTCGTCTACGGAGAGGTCATCACAGGCGGCCAGCTCATCTCGGGCGGCATCGATATCGAACGTATCGCAGTCACCGGAAACGGTGGCGGGTCTGTCGGCTCGGGAGGCAAGAAGTGATCAAGATCCTTTCTCACGGCGACACCGCACTCGCCACGAATGAACTTGTTTCCAATCAGCCGATCCGCGTGCGCGGCATGGGCGGCGGTGGCAAGGGCGGTGGTAAGGCGTCAAACGACCGCAACACGCTGCGCTCTCGCGCCCGGTTCAATTTGATCGAGGCCATCTCGGAAGGTCCGATCTGGGGCTTGGTTGATGGCGAGCGATCGATTTACTTTGATCAGACGCCCCTTCTCAATGCTGACGGATCCTACAATTTCAAGGAAGTTTCCTGGTCCCAGCACAAGGGTCTGGCTGACGAAGGCTTCTTCAACGGCCGGAACGCGGTCGAAACGCCGGCGAACGTCGAGGTGCAGGTTAAGGCATCGACCGGGCCTGTCGTTCGCACCATTGTTGACGAGAACGCCGATGCTGTTCGGGTTATTACCCGTATTCCGTCCTTGGTGCGCCAGGACGACAACGGTAGCCTGAAGGCCACTTCGCTCTCTTATGCGATCGATGTCCGCGCCTATAATGGCCTCTGGCAGGAAGCGATCGTCCATGAGCTGACGAATGAGAAGTCCCTGTCGCCGTCGCAGGTAGCGCATCGCGTATCTCTGCCGGCGGGCGGTTCGCCTTGGGATTTGCGCGTTCGCCGTATCACGCCGGACTCAAACGACGACAAGCTCCAGAACGACCTGTATTGGGAAGGCTACATCGTTCTCGTTGAGGGTAAGTTCATCTACCCGCACACGGCCGCGATCGCGATGGAAGGCAATGCGGAGGAGATGGGCTCCAACATCCCTCCGCGCTCCTATCACGTCCGCGGTTTGCTGGTGAAAGTTCCGGCGAACTATGACCCTATCTCCCGAACCTATAGCGGAATCTGGGATGGCTCGTGGAAGATCGCGTGGACGAACAATCCGGCATGGGTATTCTACGACCTTCTGATTAACGACCGCTACGGTCTCGGCGAGTTCATCAAGCCTGAAATCGTCGATAAGTGGTCGCTCTACACCATCGCGCAGTATTGCGACCAGCCTGTTAAGTCTGGCTACAAGAACGGCGACACTGGCGCCGATATCTGGGAGCCGCGCTTCACCTTCAACGGTGTGATCAACACCAAGGACGAAGCTTTCTTCGTCCTGCAGTCGATCACGAAGGCATGGCGCGGCATGGGTTATTGGGCAATGGGCCAGGTCTTTGCAACCGCGGACATGCCTTCCGACCCTGTTCGACTGGTTTCGCCTGCGAACGTCATCGGTGGCGACTTCGAATACGCCGGCACTGCTGACAAGGCTCGGCATTCTGTGGTCATGGTCAAGTGGAACAACCCGGATGATTTCTATCGGGCTGACACCGAAGTCGTGATCGATACCGATCTTCTGCACAAGAAGGGTTGGCGCGACAAGACCTTGCAGCTTACCGGCTGCACCTCGCGAGGATTGGCGCACCGCTACGGCAAGTGGGTGATCGACACCGAACAGCACGAGACGGACACGCTGACCTACTCGGCGTCATGGGATCACGCGGAGCTGCGTCCCGGCGAGATTATCGCCGTTTCCGACCCGCGCAAGGCGCAGATCCGCGCGGCGGGTCGCGTTGTATCGCACAACGGTCTGGTGATCGAACTGGACGGCGATTTTGACTGGAATGAAGGCGAGACCTATCAGCTCATGCTGACGCTTCCTGATGGAAAGCTCGAAACCCGGCCGATCCTGGCATTCCTGGACGATCGCACCGTTCGTGTTTCTACCGCCTTCACCCAGAAGGCCGATGCGGACGCGATGTGGACGATCAAGGGCAGCGATATTACGCCTCGGCTCTATCGCGTTCTCTCGGTCGATGAGACCGAACCGAATATCTTCAAGGTCACGGCGCTTTTCCACGATCCGCAGAAGTTCGCGCGTGTCGAGGAAGGCATCAGCTTTGAGCCGCTTCCCTATGAGCGACCGCCTGCTGCTGCCGTTCCCCCTTCCAACCTGATTGTGCGCGAGACCGGCTATATCTCGGGCGGCCAGAACTACCATTCGCTGACCGTATCGTGGACCGCGCCGCTCAACTTCCTGACGCGCGGCTTCATCATGTCCGTCGATACCCCGGACGGCGAAAGCTTCACTGTCGGCACGACGGCCGAGAGCTTTATGGAGTTGCTCACGACCTCGGGCGGCACCTACAAGTTCTACGTCCAGTCGATCGGTTACACCGGTCTTATTTCGGAGCCGGCTACGATCGAGTTCGAGGCCGCTGGTCCGGAGGGCTTTCCGAAGCCAACCGTCTCAGATCTGGAACTGGTCGATAATCCGGGTAGCCATACTTTTGTAGGCACTGATGTTCGTGTGCGCTGGAAGAACAACTTCGCCCTGCAGGCAGCCGGCCCGCTGGAGAATGTTTCGTCTCCGCACTACAGCCACAACCACGTCTACGTCTATCACAATGGCACCGGCGAGCTGTTGCGCTCTGAACGCATTACCGGTCAGTCGTATCTCTACGACTTCCAGTCGAACAAGACCGACTGCGAGCGTCTCGGCCATTCGAGCCCGACCCGCTCCGTTCGTATTGACGTAACCGTTTCCGATGTCTTCGGCCGCACGTCCGACCCCGCCTCGGCAATCTTCACCAATCCGGTTCCGGCTGCGATCGCACCGTCCTATCAGGTTGCCGGCTCCTCGATCTACCTGGGCTACACGCAGCCCGACGATCCGGATTTCGCGGGTATCATCATTCTGCGTTCCAAGACGCCCGGCATCCAGATTACGGACCAGCCGCTCTATGACGGCATGGCAAACCCGCTCACCATCCCCGGCGAGCCGGACACTGGATACTATCTCCGCATCGCCGGATACGACAGCTTTGGCAAGACCGATCTTAACTGGTCGACCGAGTTCACCATCACGACGCTGAATGACGGCGCGGATGTTGATCCGCCCGAGACGCCGACGGGACTGTCCGTGACCTCGGCTCTGGTCGATGGCCGCGCCCGCGTAACCGTGTCCTGGAATGAGAACACGGAAGAGGATCTTGCTGGCTACGACTTGCAGGTCAAGCAGGGCAACGGCAACTGGGTATCGATCCCTGTCGTAGCCGGTCCTTACGAGTTCAATGGTATCTCCGGCGTCCAGTATCAGATTCGCATTCGCGCCCGTGACAAGGCGTCGAACGGTTCCGCTTACACGGATCCGGTAGTCCATGTGGCGATCAAGGATACTACACCTCCTGGAAAGGTCACGGACGTAGAGCTGACGGCCGGTCTGACCTCGTTCTGGCTTGCGTGGAAGAATCCTCTCGACGCCGACCTCGCCTATATCGAAGTCCTTGAGAACGAGACCAACGATGCCGCGACGGCTGCCGTCATTGCTCGGGTCGCCGGTTCGAGCTTCGCACGCACTGGCCTGCCGAACGAAGTATCGCGTTTCTATTGGCTGCGCGCTGTTGACGCGAGCGAGAACGTGGGCGAGCTGTCCGATGTCGCGACAGCCACGACTGCTGTATTGCCCGACGCAAAGCGTGTGCAAATCGTCGGACTCAAGCTGACGCCTAATAATCCTGCCACCAATAAGGTTTCGTGGACCCAGTTCGAAATCACCTTTGGCGTGCCTGGCCGGACGCCTGTAACCAAGGTCGTCCAGGCTGGTAACGCGACCTGGACCGCAGGCACGCTCTACCTCTACTACGTTGAGGGCGAAACGACGCTGCGCACGTCGACCAGCGTGAGCCCGATCTTCGTCCAGAGCGGTCATCCGATCGCATTCTACCGCGGTGGCGCGGACGTGCAGCTCACTGACGGCAAGGCGACCCTCAACGGCTCCGATATCCTCGCTGGGACCGTCGGCGCCCAGCAGCTTGTCGCAAATGATGTCATCATCACCAACACGCTCCAGCTCAAGGACGCGATCATTACCTCAGCCAAGATCGTCTCTGTGAAGGCTGACCAGATCGAGGCGAACGGCATCCTGGCTGGCACGATCCAGGTGGGCGGCGATACGTTGAACGCGATCCGTGAGCGCGCAAATGATCCTGCAAGCCGTATCAATCAGGGCGTAACGGTTATCGAACCCGGCCTTATCCTGATCGATGGCGACACTACTCTGTCTGACTGGCGTTCGGGCGGTGACAGGGCGAAGATCAACGGTGGCGCAGTAGCCGCTAACTCACTGGCTGCAAACACCGCGGTCATCGGCATGCGCGGCATTAATATCGACGGCATCACTTTCGAGCACAACAGTCCGTCGACCAACCGTGTTTCCTGGACTGCTGGCACTATTGCCTGGGAGAATGACGCCGGCGATGACGTAACCGTCAGCATCGCCGCAGGAAATGCTCTTTGGACTGCTGGGACGCTATGGCTCTACTGGGTTCAGGGTGAAACGCAGATCCGCGCGACCGCGACCTTCGCTACGGCGAACGCATCGAACAACGTGGTGCTCGGCTCCTATAAGGGCGGCATCTTCCTGTTTGCCTCGTATGGCCGCACTGTGATTGATGGCGGTCAGCTTAAGACGCAGTCGATTACGACGGCGCAGCTTGCAGCAGGCTCGGTGACTGCCCAGACGATGAGCGTGCAGACGCTCTCCTCGATTACGTCGAATATTGGCGTCATGGTCTCGGGCATGCTGCGGTCGGATGACAGCCTGATGCAGGTTGATCTGAACAATCGCCGCATCCTGATCGCGGATAACACTTGACACAATAGTAAGTAAGCACTTACTTAGTGATATGGCAAATCGAGTTGTTCTTGGCGCCTTTGATGGCACGCATGTTCTCCGGGTCTCAAAGCCCGGATACAACGTGCTTGATCCGAACCTGCCCGCGAGCGCGCTGTCATTCGATAGCCGGTGGGCGGAAATCGCCGGCGTCTTTATGGAAGGCACGGTTTTGCTCAACAACAGCGTTCGGTCGGCGACTGTCTACCATAACCTGGGGTATCGGCCTTTGGTTTTCGCTCTGCGCCGACCAGGCGCAGATGTCCAGGAGGGCGCGTGGTTTAGCGCCTACACGCCCGAAGCGATGACTTACGAAGACCGCGTCGTCTTCAACAATACACCTCTCATCGGTCTTGAGGGCGAGCAGATCTATTTTGACGACGCATATATCCGCTATTGCATCTTGAGGGCTGCGGTCGATGGCTAATCGCGTGCTTCTAGGACAGCGTGGATCCGAAATGGGCCTGTGGGTGTCGAAGCCCGGCTATGACGTGCTGACCACGGCTGAACGCAACATGCTGTTTCTGGCGACCCCGTCGAGGGCGATCAGGGCTCTCCAGATCGTTCAGACCGGCCTTATTCAATTCCCCGCAAACGTCGCATCGATCGATGTTGGCTATCCCTTTCAGGGATACATTCCGATGATCGTCGCCTACTTTGGAGACGGAAACGCCACGTTTGGCGTCACTATGACTTTCCCGAACATTGGGGTTCTTCGGTTCACGCGCCAGCGCACTGACGTAACTTCGGACGTTTATCGCTACTTTATCACCTCAATGAAGGCCAATGGCTAATCGCGTCCTCCTATACACGAACGGTCTGAAGATCAGTCGTCCTGGCGTCAACGTTTTGACGGCCGACAATGCTGACCTGCTGTTTAACTCCGACCTGTCGAGCATGGTCGTTGGTCAGCGTGGGAGCTTCTATGTGCCGAACATCGAATACAGCGCCACGATCAACCTCGCGAAGCCCGTCAGTGAGTCGGTTCTCATCTTTATGCACGCTCAGAACTATATGGCAGCCGGCGCGGGCCTTGCAGCCCACATTCATCCGGCCGTTGGCTGGAACGGGCTTTGGACGCTTGAGCGCATCAACGCCACTCAACTCCGGTTCTATCAGGGCATCACGCAGATCGATGGTCCCGTCGGGCCCCAGCCGCCCTATGCCGGACCGCTCAGTTTTCCTTATGTCGCCAATTACGCAATCGTGGACTCAGGCTAATGATCATCGAATATGACGAAAACGGACGGATTTTTCACATCGTCCAGGATCCCGTCCTGCCCAGTCAGGTAGCTGCCTTCGCCGATCGCGGCGTTCGGTTCGTGAACGTTCCGCCGGTGTCGCTTCCGGACATTCCGGCGACAGACGAAGACGGACAGCCGATTTACGATATGAACTCGGAGCCGATGGTCGACGAGGAGGGCAACCCGGTGCGCGACGAACGCGGCGAAGTGCTTTTCCGGGACGTGAACCGACAGCGCATGATTACCGGTCGCACCGAGTCCGCGGATGTCGACTTCGTCCGGGACTACGTCCGCGCTGGGACGGTGCAGGCTCGCCCGACTTTCAACGTTCAGGCGGAGATTATCCTATCGCGTGGTGAAACTCACATTGTTCAG